AACTGCCGTGCGAATGGCTTAGGTCGTGCTACTAGCCGATTGTTTATGCTCTGGGATTGCTAAGAGTGTAGAGAATGTACTCCATATCGCTGGGCTTCCAAACCGCTGCATGACACCCAGCCATCTCACAAGCGTTTAACCAAATTTTTTGCCCAGGCGTCAACTTGCCCTTCTCTGCCTTTAACTCAATGACCAATGGGCGGCCGCCTTGGAATGGGTGCACCATAAACAGATCAGGAAATCCTGCATCGCCTTGCACGTTGGTCAGCCAGCGTCCTCGAGTGTTCTGTGCCGGCAAATCATGATGCACTAACCAGCCGTAACGCTTGGCAACGCTGATCACCATGTCCTTAAAGTCGGCTTCGCTGATCTTGGCGTCTAACTTCATTTAAGGCGCTCAATAATCTTGCTTGCTTCATGTGATTTGAGCAGCTCTAACACCGCTTCATCGCTGTTTAGTTCGCGCTGGATTAACTCCAACAGTCGAAGATCGTCAAGCCCTGCGTCTTTGGCAAGTTTTTTTATGTAACCAATTTGCTTAGGTGTGGCAAATGCGCCAGAGGGTGTGTGCACTTGCGGTTGCGGTGATGTGGTTAGGCGCTCAACCTTTTGCATCTCATTACGTGACGGCCTAGGGCCACTTGCAGGTGGCTGCAGCGGGCAGTTGGCAATAGCGCGACCAATGGCGCTCGTTTCGCAGTTTTCTACAAATGACGTTGCGTTGACACCGCGGTCGCTTTTTACTTCTTCTGCATAGCCAGTAGCGACTGGCACCTTGTCGTCCTTGTCGGCGTATAGCTCTGCATAGAACACGCACGCATCGCCTGTGTAGTTCATCATGGACGTGTACACACGACCGTTCGGATATGCAGCCCAGAACCTAACTAAACGTTGTTCTACAGTTTCGTAGTTGCTTAAGTCAAAGCCCATCAAATGCCAGCCCACACAGATAGACGCTGTGCATGGTCATGCGCGCCACCGCGCTGTGCGTATGCCAATTCGCCTGTATTACGGATAATGCCACGTCGAGCGGCAGCGTTTAGCCGTCCAGCGATGCCTTTGGTAACAGGGAACTTATCGCCCAGGTGCTTCCAAATATCGTCAGATGTAAAGAAGCCTTTAGTGCGCGCAACCTGCACAATGGCAGCGTCAACCTCGTTTTGTTGTGGTCGTGTCCAGCGCGCATTGGCTGATGATTGTGATGCCAGCATGCCCTCAATAAATGGGGCGTTCTTTCGTGCCGGCACACGGCCATCACAGACGAAATGTGTTTTGCCTGTTATTTCGGGATAGGCAATTGTTTCTTTGCAGATCGTGCAGGTTTTCATTGTCGGAATCTCCTTGTCGGTTAGGAATGTGCTTGTAGTGCTTTGATCGCAAGATTGAGTGTAGTCACATCGTGCAATGGCATCGGGTCTTCTAATGACAGCGAGTTCTTCATGCCTTTAAGACGTTGAATAATGCTTGCGTGAGGGTTTTTCTTAACAGCCATGATGTCGTCAATTAGATCAAACATTGCCATTGTGTGATTTGTTTGCATTGCTTGCTCCAATACCATTCGTCGGGTTTCTTCTGATAGTTCGCCTTGATTCCATGCAACACCTTCGCTCATTTTGTACTCCATGGCCCCCAGCCGAATCCGTAGCGCTCGACCCCGTAGTTGTAAATTTCTAATCCTGCGCGCAAGTTAACATCAGCCTGTAACAGGTTTGCTGGTTTGCTGATGATGCCTTTGCTGATCAGCCATTTGTGCCATGAGCCATTGATCTGGAGTAGGCCGCGCGACCCACCATTTGGGTCTTTGCGATTGACAGCGTTAGGTGTGCAATTTGATTCGCGCTTCATGATGGATTCAAGCACGGTGCGCTGATCTGCAGGCCATCCGAGGTTTACGCCAAGCGCGCTGAACTGCTCACAAGCCGACGTGTAGGGGTCAATGTAGATCGTTGAGCTGGTCGTTGTGATCGGCTCAATGATGTAATCCCGTGCTACTGGATAGGTGCTAGATGGGGCGCCAGACGCGCTAGGAGCCCCTGTGAGCGCCGTAACGCCGAACACCGTACAAAGCACTAGCCCGATGATTTTCTCTGCTAAATAGTTCATCTTTTCTCCAAAGGTATGGGCACGCCCCAAGATGAAGCGTGCGATCTGAATGCAATTTGTCCTTGTAAGTATTTGCCCGAGTCGGGGTCTGTGAAGATTTGCACCAGAATTTCTTGACCGTTATCCATCACGCCTATATAGACGCTGTAGTCAACTATCTGTGGTTCAGTCATCGCCTGTCCTTTTGTCGGTAATTTGACCTTAGGGGATAGGTGTGTCCTTGGGTGGGATTTCCCCGAACACCTTTAAGAATGCGGCTTTAACCCAGATTACTGAATCGGCGGCCTGTGGTGTGATTTCAATGTGGAACCAGTCGCCACCTGGTGCACCGTGGATTGTTGACTTGTCATATTTGAGCCATGCGTAACGATCGCAACGCCATGCTCGACCCTGTGGTTCTGGGAAGTAATCCAAAATACATTGCAAGCCAAGATCGTTGGCGTTAGCAACCAGTTTGTCAATAAAGACCAGCGCTTCTTTTCGTCCTACTTTTGGATGTTTCTCAGATTTGCGATACGACAAATCAACAGCTCTGCCAGTCGCGTGAACTGATAAAGAACCAGGTTTCCCGCGCATGTCACGTTGACCCCAAGAACCGTTATTCCAAAGCGCGCCATTAGATGCAGCGATTGCTTGTCGAATCCACTCATCCATGCCGGCACGGGGCTTTGGTGCTGGGCCGTCAGCGTTGCCGATGTAATCCCTAGCGTCTGGGACGCCCAATTTAGCTTTGGCTACTGTCACGCCCAAAGCCTGCATCTTTAGGGTTTACCCAGCGAAGCAATGGTGGAATGATCGCAGCGATTGCACCTTTGCCATAGTCACGTGGGTCTGTGGTGCCAGTCGAGTAAACGGCAATGAGCGCGCCAACAACTGAGCGCATATAACTGGCAAACATTGCTTTGTCTTTAGCGGTGATTTTCAACATGGTTGTCAATCTTTTCTTCTATTCGGCCAAGGATTTGATGTACTTGCCCGTGGTCTTTTTTGTTTTCGTAGCCGATTTTGCTAATAAGTGCCACGAGTACAGCGAAGCCACCACCGACAAGAGCCACCACGATCTGAGCATCCACTTCACAATTTACTTTGCAGTTGTTGTTTTTGGTGCAACTGGTGATGGTGGTGGTGGTGGCAATACACAGGCACCGTCAACTACATCACAACCAATAATGCAAGGGTTTTCGGCGGTGTACAAAATCCATTCACCTGGTTGCAATGCAATCCATTCGGCATCAGCTTCAACAACGTTGACCACAATGTTGTTTTCTACTTGTGCATATTCAGACATTTTTAGACCTCGTAAGTGATGTAGATGTAACCTGAACCGCCAGCCGCGCCGTTTGTACCAGCCGCGCCACCTGCGCCAACGGTAATGGTGATGCTTGCACCCGCTGTTACAGCACCGCCAGCGGTAATAAGAGCGCCACTTTGTGCGCCACCTGTTGCATTTACATAGTTGGAACCGCTTAAGTTTGCTGCAAATGAAGCACCGTTTCCAGAGTTTGCAGTACCAGCAACCGCAACAGCAGACAAGTTAAAGGCAGTACTAAACCCGCCACCACCAGCGGCGGTAATTGTTCCACCAGCAAAAGCAACCGAACTTGACCCACCGTTGCCAGCCGATGCTGTACCTGCACCACCACCAGCGCCGCGAATATATGCAATTGCATAAGTTACGCCAGTAGGCACAGTCCAAGTACCGCTTGCCGTAAATGTTGCTACGTTTGTTGATGTTCCCACGTTTGCCCATGCGCTTCCTGTGTAAACCTGTAGTTTGCCTGTGCTTTCAAGATAACAAAACTGGCCCTGTGCAAGCGTCTTTTCGCCTGCACCGCCAAAGCCGGCATCTCGAGTCACGGTCGTTGCGAACACCGGTATTCCTGAGTTCGTGATATTCAAATCGGCTGCGGTCAGGACTTCGCCTGCCGTATATTCCGGAACGGTGGTTACTGCGTTTGCTCCCATAAGTTCTCCTATCCTAAAACATTAAGTGCGTCAAGTGTGCCATACGTGGCGTTATCCAAGATGAGCTCATAAACGATTGTGGTTGGCGCGGTTGAGTACAAGACTCTGTGCCCTGTGCTGAAATCAAGGTAATGCTCTATGCCTTCAACGGATAGCTCTTGTGCCAGTTGGCTTGTGCCAGCACCGCTAGGGAATGTCTTTTCAATGGTAATGGTGTCGCCGATGTCCACGGTTGCCAAGGTGTCTTTTTGGGCTGTAGTCAGCATTAGAAACGCGGTCTCAACTGACGTGTATCGGGCTTCTGGTTCAGGGTTAAGCAGGTAGGCAGCTGCGGCATCAATAGATGGTTGTTCGTGTAGCAGGCTGTTGGTGATGCTGTTTGTCTGAATAAAGTACTGGGCAATTGATGCCAGGTCTGATGAGGTTGCGGTGTTGCCGTTTAAGCCTGTGACGACTGCGCGGTTAACTACAGCGTCAGCCTCAAATGAAATGCCTACACCGTTGTATTTGTAGTTTGTGCCGTCATCGTGAAAATCAGCAACCGATGCCGACAGGGTGTTGCCAATGCGGTCTTGGAATGTAAGCACGCCGTCACGGGACATGAACAAGCGTCCGAACTCGGCTGTGTCGTTGATCTGTGTGATGTACTGCAACACGTTGGTTCCTGCCGGCACGGTGTATACAGCGGCATGGCCGAGGTTTACGGTGCCAGTTGAGATGTCTCGGGCTAAGGCTGGGAAGTCAACTTCTGGCAAATCAAGCACGGTTTCAATGCGTTCACCAGATGTTTCGGCTGATGGGTTGAACTCATCTAAATAGGTTTGTGACAGCAGATAAAACTGGTCAGCGCAATACACGGTCACGGTGTCAAGACCGCCGAGCGCAAAGTTGTAGTCATAGTTCACGACATAACCCGAATAAAGCAACTCTGCAACATTGGTTGAGCTGTATCGAATCAGTTTGACTTCGCGCATTGGCGCAAGACCAGGCTTAGATTCGGCGGTGTCGTAATACGGGCTGTTTTCGTCAAATGGGTTGAACACGCCGTCAACGTCTTGAATCGTAAATGTCATTGTGCCAGCGCTAAACGTGTCGCCAATGTCGCGTCGGCCGCGCTTTGCCGTAATCGTCGTCACCGAATCCATGACGCTGGCGAACTCGGTCGTGCCGTCCAGCACGTATGAAGTGTTATCTAAAACGCCTTTGAGCGCGTCATCAAGAACAAATGCGTCAACTTGGAATCCTGTGGCGATCTGCAGGTCATAATTGCCTGAATCAACAACAGCGACGCCTGGCATTAGGCAATGTTCAGAGCCAACGGCCCTGCACTCCGTGAATAGGCGCGCAACGCGTTGACCACGGCTTGACCAATCTCGGCGCTAGTTGAGAGCCCGCCGTTGACGTTGACGGTCACTCCCCCGCCAGTATTCATGCGATCTAACGGCACGACGGCTTCTGGGCCTGCCTCACCGATCAGGGCAAGAGTAGGGAAGCTGACGATGCCACCCTCGGCCATGCGCGGTAGGTTCATGCGACTTGCTGCTTGTGTAGCCGAGTTGCCACCGATGCTGGGCAAGTTGACGTGTGCAATGGTGTTGATGTCTGGCGCGATTGGAATGGCGTTGTAGGCGCGAATGATGCCGTTGACCATCATGATTGCACCGTTGACCACCGACTCGAATGCGCCAAGGATGCCGTTAATGATTGCGTTTACGCCTGTTCTGAACCACTCAAACTTGTTGTACGCAACGACTAGCGCGGCGACCAATAGCGCAACGCCTGCAGCGATTAGTGTAAATGGGTTCATGGCCATAGCAATGTTTGTGGCGACGATTGCAGCGGCGACCAGTCCGATAGCGCCAGCGATAGCCAAGAATGCTTGAGGGTTATCTTGAGCCCATGCAGCGAACTTGTTTAGCACAGGCAGGACGGCTTCGAGCACGGGCAACAGCGCTGCACCGATTGACTCTTTGGTTTCGCCAATTGAGTTTTTAAAAATCTTCATTTTGCCTGCAGCGGTTTCGGCGCTGGTTGCAGTAGCCCCGCCAAAGGTTCCACCAAGCACGTCCATGACTTCATTGAGGCTTGCGCCTTCTTTAATCATCGTTGACATCTCTGGGCTCAATGATCGAAGCGCCTTAAAGTTGCCCTGGTATGCCTTGGCAAGCGCGTCAGCAACGCTGGCAGAATCCATGCCGGTGGCCGTGCTGATGTCCATGACAAGGTTCATGTCGTTCATGGCAATGCCAACATCTTTTGTACCGCGCACAAGCGCTTCTAAAGCTTTGCGGTACTCGGTGTCGGCAACGCCAGATGCTCGACTCATTGCGCTGATCTGCTTCTCAACCTGTGCGGTCTGTGCGGCGCCAGCGCCAGTCACATTCTGCAGAGTTAATGCAAGCGCAGCTTGTTCTTGCTGGTCTTCCATTGCAGCGCGTGTGGCATCGCCAAGCGCTATAGCCAAACCTCCAAGCGCAGCAGCTGCAGGAACGGCAGCCTTCTTGATCGCAAACTGGGCTTTCTCACCTGTGGTTTCAAGTTGCTTAAATTGCTTGATGGCTTTAGATACGCCCTTGCCGTCAAACTCGCTGATGATCGGGATGTTAATTGCCATTATGCGGTCTCTCTGTTTGCTTCGTCCATGACGCGCTTGACTAATTGACCCATCTCGGACATGACATCATTTTCGCGTTGCACGTACGCTTTCCACATTACTCGCGAACGCTCTCCATAACGTGCAGTTAGTTGACGGCCTAATGCGCCTTCTTTAGACGTGTCAAACATGGTGCCAGTAGCGCCCTGCCATTGAATGAGAAACGTGCCAACATTGCTTTTGTTCCCGCCGTATTCTTTGATATTTCGAGTGTTGATCTTGGCAGCAATCTTCTGTTTCATGCCAGGCACCCAAGGCAACATTTTGAACCCTGATCGGGTTGACCAGTTGCGCGCCATACCAGACAAAGGAACGCCAGTAGGGACAAGCGCGTTGGCATCGTCAATGACAGGCTGAACTATCTTTTTATAATCTTTTGTGATTTCACGGCGCAAAGATTTGTCAATCTTGTTAAGAGTCTTCAAGGCTTCTTTAAGCCCGACGACCTCAATCTTTGCCGATACTTCATTCACATCATCTCCGTTTTTTGTTTGCCTCGTTAAGCACTTTAATGACCGTTGTCAAGTCCCGTGAGTCAAACTGTATGTCGCTAGGCCACCAACCGACCGCGACTAACACTTCTGCTAGTTGGCGGCGGTAGGTGCCGCGTCCGTAGGGTTTGGGTCTGTCTCGTCCAGTACCGGCAGAATGTCGATGTCAGGGTTTTTGCTTAGCCACTCGCGCCAGTTGTCACCAACTTGTTCGCCTTTAATCTTAAGAATTGTGTGCATCCAACAGGCGTAATCCGAATACAACGGGTTTGCGGAGAGCTGTTGAATGTTGCGACGCTCAAGGCGTTCCCATTCAGTAACCACAAAAAGGTTTGTGTAGTAATACTCGGGTGCGCTGTCGGCTGTGCGCTTTAACTGCAACTTAATTTTCATTTGTCTCCTATGTCGGCTTGGAGCCGTTGATTATGGGGTTGTGTCAACCGAGTACGTGCCGCCCTGTAGTTCTATCTCAAAAACTGCAAGTTCTCCCAAAGACGCGTTCACGACAGGCAGACTAGAAAAATAGGTGTCGGTCAAAACAAAGCCAGGATTTGTTGAGCCGTCTGCAGCGCTCGTTGGGTTTACTTTGACGGTGCACTTCGTGCCAAGCAATGGTGCAAGAACTGCGTAGGACTCTGACGCTGCATAGCTGGCATAGACCGTCAAGGTAAGCGAGTTGTTGTAAAGGCCTGCTGTCATTGTGCGCGACGTGGAGCCAAACGCGGTGT